ACTCGCGGCTCAGGTTCTCCAGCCTGCAGAAGGCATACCCATCCGCCGTATTAAACTTCGCGATCCCGGCGATCAGAGGCTGCTGGCCGAGTTCCGCCACCATCGTCGCGGGCTGGAAGCTGTTCTTAGCCGGGAACGAGAGATTCGGAAGGCCCAGGTAACCCCTGGTGAGTGCGTTCTGGACGGCCAAGGCGTCCCGAAGCGCCGGTCTCCTCTCCTGCAACTCCTCAAAAGCAACCTGGGTCAGGTGCTCCAACATCCCCTTGATCTGCGGCTGGGTCACCTTCGTGGCAAAGGTTTCCAACAGTTTGTACTTGGCCATGAGGACATTGTGGATGGCGGCATCCTCGAAGACCGGGACCCCCTGGATGGCTTTCAAATACTGGTCCCAGAGAAGGCGCTTGATCGGGTCGAGGTTCCTGGTCAGCGGATTGGTGTCCACCCCCTTTATCCTGGCTCCCGCGAATGGTCCGAGGAGGCCCTTCATCCGTTGCTCCTCGACTTCGGTGAGTCGGAAATTCGTAGGCGTGACCGCCTCGTACATGGGTTCGAGATACAGTTTCCTGGAGAAACTCCTGACGTAGGTATGAGCCACCTTGTCAAGGTCGAAGGAGTAGCCAGGAACGTCCTTCCGTGCCAGGAGGAAGTTGGCCCTGGTTGCCGTTCCTGTGGGCTTCCCGATGTCGTCCGGTGCCAAGGCGATCTCCCAAGCCCTGTAGGCGTCCAAGTTCGGGAAGGTATGACTCATGTACCACCCGAAACTGCGGTCACCCTGACCGAGTGTCTGCAATTCCTTCCATCCTACGGACTTGCCCATCATTCCAAGGGCGTCGGCGGTTCGGTGCCAGCGGCGGACGGCTTCGGACACCTGTGCTCTCTGCTCGGGCGTCAGTCCAGCCTCAGTGGTGTGCATGATCTGAGACTGCTCTTCCATCCATTGCTGTTTCAGTTCCCAGAACCTGCGGGTCTTCTGGGCCTCGATCAGAGCCTGATCGGCAGCGTCATAAGCGTCCATGCCAGGGGTGATGCCCATCTCGGGGAGGATGCGCAGGGCCTGGATCCTGGCGGTCTCCTCCGTCCGGGCCGCAAGCATGGCATCGGCCACCCTCTTCCGGTGCGTGGGATTGAGGTCGGCGACCCTTCCAGCGTGCTGGAGCAACTTCCGGTTGAGGGGCGCGAACGCCTCCTGAAGATAGGCGAGGCACCCATGGGCCAGGTCGCTGTAGTTATCCGCCGCGACCAGCACCCTCTGGATCAGCGGCTTTGGAAACATCCAGAAAGCGGGCCGGAAGAAGCCGACAGCCGACCAGAGTTGTGCGCCGAGGGACGGGTAACCGCCCCCCCTGCTCGGGGGATCAGGCGGGACGGGTGGAGAGGGTGGCGGGGCGAACTCGCCCGGAGGCGCTGGCGGTTCGGCCGGCGGCGGAGAAGGAACCGCAACCTTCCGCGCATCTGGGGGCCTTGGCGGAGCCTTCTCACCCCTCAGGAAGGCACGGAAATGGCCCGTCACCCTCTGAAAATAGCTCAATGCCTCCGGATCGCCAGCGGCCATTGGCTCGACTAAATGGGCACCGAAAGTCGCCGCGGGTAGCACGGGGTTGGCTGCCCTGAGTTCCTCGTTGAGATTGCTGGGGACAGCATGGAGCGCCAACTCATCGAGGGTCGGCGTGGCCTCGTGGATCATGCGGGGCTCACCCTGGCCGGTGATCGTCACCTTCGCGTTCTCTATCCGGTTCTGCAACTCCTCGTTGAGGGCCGACCCGGGCTGCCCGTAGAGGTCCTCCACGGTCGTCTCGACAGTGATCCTGCCCGTCCCCCTGGCCCTCTCCTGAAGGCGCTTGCCTTCCAGGTAGGAGGCGATGTCGCCCGCGACGACCTTGGCGTCTACCTGAGATCCGATCCCACCTGTTGCCTGTAACTCCTCGTCGCCGAGGTCCACAGACGCCCGAATCAGGTCGGCCATGCTGGGGTTCCCCACGGTGTCCTCGGGACGCCCGTGGAACAGGTCGTCGGTGTAGTTTCTCAACGCTTCCTTGGCATCGAAGGCAATGACGCGGTCAGTTGGTTGGACGGTATCCAAGTGCCCAAGGACCATCCTTCCGAAGTCCGGGACTCTGGCCCCCGGACGCGGTTCCCTGGCGAGGGCGTCGGACGCTGTCTTCATGAATCCCGTGAATCGTTCCGGGCTCGCCCGGTTCGCCAGGAGAAGCTCAGCCATTGCCTTTTCCCCCGAGGTGGCTCCGACCAAGATCTCCTCAATTGGGGTTCCTGCGGCCAGCCCGCGTTCAACCTGCATGGCCAGTTTGATCCCCGGCTCCATCTCGGCGAGTCTGGTGCCCCGCTCGACCTTTGAGAGATTGCGCACATAAGGTGCCGCGGCAGCCAGCAACTTCGCGATCGCGGCGCTCACAGATCCTCCGATAGCCGGAACAGGAGTTCCCGATCGGAGATGAGGCCGGAAATCTGAGCCAACCGAAGCCTCTCCTGGCCGGTGGTTGTGAGTCGGAATCGGGTATCAGTCGGCACGGCCAAGTCACTGATCGACTCGGGCGGAAGGGTCTCAAGGATCTGCGTGAGGAGACTGCTGTTCTCAGGACGGTCCAACCCTTCCGCAGCGTCTTCCGTGGGAGCACAGCGGACCCTGTCCAGAAGGTCGGCGCAGGCGGCGCCGTCGGACTCGGCCTGCCCGAGAATCCGGTTCACATCCTCCGGCGTGTAGTTGGACAGTCTGGAGAACAGAACCCGATCCTTCCAGGTCTCGCAGCGGCCGTCCCGGACCCTCACCAGGACCGGGGCTTGGCGGCTTTCCAGTGCCCAGCGGGGCATTCCGTACTCCGCGACCTTTTCGCTGAGGTAACGAGAGTAGACATCATATCTCCTTTGGTCTCTCAGAATCCGCAAAGCCTCGAACCTCTTGTTACCGGCTTCCACCAGACCGTCCGGGCCGAGAACTGGCGGGCCGACCCAAGGCGTTGCCGCCCTGCTTACCAGAAGGGATGGGTCGAGGCGATCCGCCAGCGCGAAGATCGCTCGCTCCCTGTCCTCCGGCGTCAGATCCCTCCGGGTCATGTCTGGGTGCTGAAGGCCAGAGGAGATGTCGATCAGTTCATAGTGACACGGCCACTTCTGGCCGAAGAGGTCATAGAGGATGGTGTCGCTGCCGGTCATCGCGGCCCCTCCGCCGCCTCGATGCCAGCGTCGAGTTTCGGATTGGTGCCGACCTCCGGTCGGGGAACTCCAGCCCAGGTCCCGGCGTGCGCCGCGCCAACCTCCGGCTTCTGCCCGATAAGGGCTGGTCCGACTTCCTCCGGCGGCCTCAGCGGCATCATGGCCGCGACCGGGATTCCACCACGCTCGAAGATCAGGGGTTTCATCGGCCCTCCCGGAACTGCCCGGATCCGATCCGGCTGCATTTTCGTTAGGACGATGTCGAGGTAGTCAGGATTCGCAGCCCAGAACGTGTCGGCCGCCCTGTTAGTAAACAGGACCATCGCCGGTTCAAGTCCGCGTTTCGGTACCTTGCCGATAACCCTGACCTCCATAGTCGCGGCATCGGCCATCTCACCAAAAAACTTCGCCAGCTGGTCCGCTGGCATCTCCGCGGCTTGTGGGCCTGCAAACCAGTCCCCAGGAATGACTCTCTTCGCCTGGCTGACATCGAGAAGTACGTGGCCATTCGTCACCCAGCGGTTACCAGGGATGTAGGGACGGTTCTTCGACTTCGTGAAGTAACTGCCCTTGACGGTTCCCTTCACATAGGGCTCGAACGGCAAGGCGGAAATTTTCTCCGAGATAGTCGTCTCCTGCGCCTGCTGTTCCGCCAACTTTTTAGCCGCCGCTCTCTCTCTCGCTCGCGGCTGGTCTGGAACCGGAGGGGGCTTCGGGACGCGAATTGGCGCTGGCTCTGGCGGAATCGGGGGCGGTTCCTCTGGCGGCTTCGCCGCGGTCGCGGGCAACGGCTCAGGACCCGCCGGAGGGGGCGCGGCACCTTGCGTCTCGGGAGGGCCAGGAAGCCGAAGCCCCTCTCCAGTGACTGCTTCCGGCTTGGTGGGAATTTTCCTTCCCGCCCCTCGGAGCCTGACCTCTGTCCGCGACTGGACTATCCGCACATCCTTAGGGTCAAAAATAACCAACTGGTCGGCCTTGAACTGTCCGGAGAATCGGGTCCACTTGACGAGGTTGGTCATTTCGACGCCAGCGTAGTGCTTTCTCGCCCACTCCCAGAGCCTCGGATCGTCCTTGGGGTACACCGCAACGCCAAGGTCCTGCCTGGCCTGATCGACCGCCCTGACCAGGTCCTCCGCAGACCCGATCTTCAGTATCGCCAGTTCCCCGAATTTGGGCACGGTAACCGGGACCGCCGTGAGGCGCCTGACCTTCTCTGGCCGTTCGATCCAAGTCTGGCTGTCGTAGTCAAAGTAGTTCCCACCAAGGGTCTGCTTGGACCACTCCTTATCCTCCAAGGAGAGGTAGACAGCCTCGCCCATTATGCCCCGGCCTACCTTTTCTTCGGGTCCCAATCCGCCCACGGCCCAAACCGGCGGTCTCGTCGGATCATAGACACCCGACTCCACGATGGATTTAGCGTTCTCGGGAGTGGTGAAGTGGTAGAAGATCCTACCTTCGCCCTCAACCTCCATGGCTGCGCCCGGCACCTTTGCTGGGACAGGAGGTACGGCCTCGCCCCGGGCGGTCCGGGCCTCCCTCGACGAGAGAACCTTGTACCCCATCCTCTGACCGGCGGCCTGGGCGGCCTGGGAGGTCACGAACCCACCTTCGATCGCGTCTTTCGTCTTCGCGTTGATGATGACGTAGTTGGGATTCTGCTCAGTGTGCCCCAAACCCTTGGCGACGGTCGTCACCAAGGGCTTTTCGCGGTCCCTTCTCAATAGTCTGAGGCGTTCTCCCTCATTACGGACCCAGGACTCCCCAGCCTCCTGCGTGGTGAAACTGGGGATGTCGGGATACGTCTCACCGCCTTTGCCCCGAATCTGCCAAGTCCCGGGGTTGAACGGGTCCTCTGCAACGGTGAGTCCGCGCCGAAAGAGAAGCGCCTTCTCCACGTCCCCCAGCGGCGGAACCGATTCGGGGACTTCAACGAACTCAGAGGGGTGAGCTGGCGGCGGTTTCCCTGGTTCGGGCCCGGCGGCGGGGGACGGAGTCTCAGGAGGCATCAGTTTGAGGCGCTTCTGCCGGAGCTTCTCGGCGTACATGGCGTCCACGTCCTTGTAGAACGCAGTCTTCATCTCCGCCGTATACCCGGCCTCGTCCAGACCGACTTCCAGATCGCCTAGGACGCGGTCGTAGACGTCCATCCGGCCCTTCTTGGCCACTGCACCCTCGACCATCTCCCCTATGGCCTCTGGGAGCTTGCCCGCCTTCCGCAGAATCGCCCGTTCTGCTAGTTGCTGAATTGGCCCGTGACCAGCCTCGGCCCCCATAGTCCCCGTCTTTGCTAAGTGCTCAAGCGTTTCAGCCTCCTCATACAGCTCGTTGAGGTGGCGGATGGAGGATCTTGAAGACGCCAAACGATCGAGCGTTTCCAGGCTCGGCTCGTGGCCGGCCGTCGCCATCCGGACTTGGGTGAACCCTCCGATCCCCTCCTTGTTTGGGATCAGATATGTCGCAAAATCGGCCTGTGGGAGAAACAGGCGGGAGTCCCTCAACTGCCCTACATCTTTCATCATCTGGATGCGCCGGATCTCCCGCTCCTTCGCCGGCATCCTCGCCCACTGCACCCCCTGGATTCCCTCGAAGGCCCAGAAGAGCGGATCGACCACCGGCATCATGTACTTGTAGAACATTTTGCCGGGCTTCCCTGCCGAAGCGTTATCCAGGCCCCAAGTGGTGGTCACCGCATTGATGGCGCTCTCAAGTTCCGGGTTCCAGACCTTCTTGGTGACATCCCATTCCAGGAGGGTTTTGAGAACCGGATTGTGCCTGATAGCCACCTGGGCGAAGGCTTCTGGCCCCATGCTGGCGTAGGAGTCAGGATGCAGGAAGGCATCCTTGAATCTGGCGATGTCGTTGTAGGCCAAGGCAGCGTTGGCCGCGAGATAGGTCCGCATCGAGGTCTGGGTGATGGTTCCCTGAGCGGCCCGGGCGATGTGACCGAGGGTAAGCCCACCTTTCTGACCCGGAGGTCCGATCTCGACTTCAGGCAGTCCGAGCTTCTCGGCGGCCGCCATCGGTTTCTGGATCATCCAATACGGACTGCCCCCACCCGCGGCAGAACCGAGAAGAACCGCGACGTTGAACTTGTTCCACGGGATTCCGACCAGCACCCTGCCTAGGGCCTTTTTGCTGAGGCCGTATTTCACTAGCGTGCCGAGGGTATTGAAGGGAAAGGGGAAGTTCGCGGCCGGCACCGGCGTCTTCGAGGCGATCCAAGCAAGGGCACGGGGGACGGCCATCCTTCCGGCCCCGCCTAACATGGCAGAGACGCCGGAGACGGCAGCGCCAGCCAGGGTTGCGGGAACTGCCTGCCCGGCCACCGTGGGAAGATTCTCGAAGAAGGTCGGACGGATCAGTTCGTCGTCGGTTGCTCCCAGTTTCTTGAGACTCTCGTTCGCCGCGACCACGGCCTCCGGGGTCTTGTCCCACGCGGACGGCGCGAAGGCCATCTGCATGATTTCCTTCGCCGCGCCCCAGTCTCGTTCCGGGACGGCAGCCACGGCCTTGCGGATGGTCTCGGGGTCGTATCCGTGACAGGCCCGATCAAGGAACCCCAGGGGCGTCGCCGCGTACTCCTCGTCCAGCGGTTCCCGCATGACCCACGTCTCTGCCCTACGCGGCGGCTCTGGTAGGTCCGGGTACTTCTCGCGGAACCCTCCCGTGATGGACTCGAACCAGTTCTCCCTGCTGGTGAAGTTCCTCACGTACTCCGGGTCAGCGGTCCGCTTGGCTACCCGATCGATGTAGGCATCGTAGGCCGTCGAATCCGGCGTGGCCGGGTCCAAGCGCATTTGGCGTTTGAGCAGCGCGGCAACCGCCGGATCTGTCCGAATCGCTGCCATCTACTTCTTCTTCGTCGCCATGATCCTGTCACCAATGGGATTGTCTACAGGACCGAGGCTATCCTCGGGAGCCAACCCCTCGATCGGCCCCGGAGTCCATCCCCTGGTCAGACCGCTGTTCAGAAGTCGGTCCCACTGAGTGCTGCCGGGCATCCCGTACTGCCCGACTCCGCCGACCCCCGGCGCGAACAGGTCCTCCATCTGCAACCGGAGTTCCTCCACCAGCCCCGGCCTCTCCGTCGCGTCATTCCAGCGCTCCCACGTCCGGTAACCGGGCGTACCGGGAAGGTTCGCCGAATCCCTGGCCTTCGTGATGATCTGCATGGTCGCGTCGCGGATGAACTGTTCCTTTCTCGCCGCATCCTTCCCGAAGTTGAATTGTATGAGCGCCTTCACGGAGGGGTCCAACTTTGTCACGTCCCCCCCGCAAACCTGTATCTGCGCCGCGATCTCACCTGGGTAGGCGGCCACCGGCAATCCCCTGAAGTCGTCGATCGTTCCCGTTCGACCCCGGACCCGAGGTTCTTGCTGCGCCAGAGTCCCAAGAAGGGCGGGAAAACCGTGCATCGCCAGTTCCGGATTCATCGCGTAGAGAGTGGAGAACATTTCCTGCGGTGTCTTCGCCTTCTTGAACTGCTCTGCTTGGGCTGCGCTGACGGCATCCTTGGAATCGAGCGCGGCGTGCATGGTAGCGCCGATGGCCCTGATCTCGGCCTCGAATCCGGGGTTGCCGCGAACCAAGAATCCGACTCCGGTGTCCAGTTCGGCGTGCGTCTTCCCCGCTCTGATGACGTCCATTCCCATGGTCGTCAGCATCTGTCTGGTCCGCACAGCCTCCGCCTGCTTCTGGGGGTTCACCACTTCGGCTCCGGGGGCCAGGCTGGCGCCTACTTCCCGGGCCATTAGCCCCAGATTCGCCTGCTGACTCTCCGGCGTGAGGGCCCCAAAAACCGTTTGCAACATCCCGAATCTCTGACCACGTTCCTGGGCGGCAAGTTGCCTCTTGGCGATCTCCACCCTCTGCCGTTCGATCTCTTGCTGGGCTGCGAACTCCGCAGCGGATCGCGCTCCCTTGAGGTGCCCCGCCAGGAACGCCGCAGCCGCCTCTGGCCCTTGCTTCGTCCTGCTCCCTAGGGCGTAGGCCAACCCGGTCAGGACGATGGGCAGTCCCCAAGACAGAAGGGCATCGTGATGCCTCTGGCGCTCCCCCTCTGGGAGGTTGTCGCCGGTGGTTGCTGCCCTGACCCCGCTGGGGAGGGAACCCCACGGATCCTGAACCGCAGATCCGGGAGACTGAGCCGCCAGAAGAGGCAAGTTCACTTGCTTAGCCATGACGACCTCACAGGGCTGCCTGGCCCATGGTTTGCCCGAGGGATGCAAAGAAACTCAGCCAGTCGTAGGGTTCCTCGGTCTTGGCATATCCGGTCGTCCGAGTCGTCCCAAGCACCCTGGCAGTTCGCAACCGCAGCTCCGTCAGGTCCCGCAGGAGTTGCGGATTCGCCGCCCACTGGGCCATCTGCAACCTCGCCGCCCGGTTGGCCGTCGAGCCCTGGTAAATCTGCTCGGCTGTGCCCGCCTGCGCCCTCGCGGCCAGCGAAGCATACTGCCGGAGAAGTTCCCTCTGACCGATGCCAAGGGCCCTCCCGTAGTTGCTCGATCCTAGAAGCCCTCGGTTGGCCATCTCGGCCGCGGTCTGCCTCTGAAAATCCTCGAACACTCCGCCCATCTCTTCCCTGGCCGCCCCGAGGGATGTCCTCTCCGCCTGCGCCGCGAGGCTCAAAAGGTCCTGACTAGGCCCCAACCCGAAGAGGTCGCCACCCCGCAGGCCCCCGGCGATGGACCTGTAGATTCCCAAAGCCAACTGCCGCAAAAGGACCTCTTCCGGCGACTCTGCCGCCGCCTGAATCTGCTGTTCTGTCCTGACAGTTTCGTCGGTCCATTTCTTGGTAACAGGCATGTCGGCCTCCTAAGCGTCGATGTCTCGGAACGGATCGACGGTTGCGTTGATGATGTTCATTCGTGGTCCATACCGGTTGTCGCCCTGGGCGTAGCCGAAGAAGTCCCCGCCCATCAGGAGGATCTCGTCCCTGCTCGTCGGAACAATCGCGGCGCAGTAGGCGTTGCCCGCAAAAGAGGTCCCCTTGTAAAGCGTGGTCGGCAGCAACTTCCGAAGGACCTCCCGGTTGATGACCGTCCCTTCGATGGGCGCGGAGAAAAGAGCGATTGCAGAAGCGTGGCCGGTGCCGCCGACGAAAATCAACTTCCGCTGCCTGCCGCCAATGTTCACCGTGGCTAGGTTGACTACCCAGAGGGCGGACATCCAGTCGGACGAGCCGACGATGAAGAAGGCCAGAGGATAGCCGAGGCCGTCTTGCTCTCCAATGCCCCCCAGCCAATGCTGCGGCCTGGTGCTCTCGTTCGGCGAGAGAATGATCGGGAAGGGATTCGTCTCCGTCCTGATGATACGCGATCCGGGGTCGCTTTCCCCGCCCGTACCCCAGTGATAGATGATCCCGGAGACGGAGAGGCCCCCGACCATGATGCCATCTCCCAAATCGGTCGCACTCCAGACCTCCGCCACGGGGTCCCGGAACCAGAATCCGTGTCTGTTTGTGTCGATCGAAAAGACGGTTCCGGAGACTCCCTCAGTCCTTGTCATGTAGGCAATGTTGGTCGGACAGGTGGCGGGGATGTCATAGTCCCTTTCGTGAAGGGAACCCGCCCGTGTCAGCACGTCCTGGAATTGCCCCCCTATCAGCAGGGAGGCCCCCATCGGCAGGAGGCAGTTGACTTCGGGCGGTATGCCCCTGCAGGGAGGATTGTACGGTCCGCCGACTCCGGTCTCGTTGGAGAACACGCCGGTGATCGGGTCGTAGAAGAGGATGTGATTCAGATCCCTAACCCAGGTCCCGCCCTGTGTCCTCACCTCATTGAAGGTTCCACCGAAAACGATGTACCTGCCCCACTCGGCGGCGCAGTTGATGTGCCCGTTTTTCGTGATCCCACCGAACGTATACCTCGTTTCCAAGAGGAGGCGCCCGATGGTCACCAAATCGTCCGTGTAGGCCAGGTTCCCCATCGTGCTGGCACCGTCCCCGGACTTGGTGAAGGATCCATAGATGTAACACCTGCCCCCCACCTTGGTGACACCGTTGACATAGCCGTCAAACCCGGTGCCGATCGGCGAGAATCGGCTTCCGTCCCACTTGGCGATGCGCCTCGTTGTGGCTGCGCCGCAGTAGTTGAACATGCCCGCGAGAACGACCCTCGATCCCTCTTCGCCTTCCGGGAACACAGAGATGCTGCGGACGGTATAGGATGCACCCGAACCGATGGGCTTCCAGGAGAAGGCCGGCTTGCCCTCCACGAACGCGGTCAGTTCGTCCAGGGTGCAGTAGGCGAGGTTGTTGATCGCCATCCCGGTCCTTGTCCTATCGTTTCGGTAGGTCAGTTCGAACTCGTGACCCGTGCGAGCCACGGTTCTACCCTCGATCCAGGAGCACTGCGGACCGATCGTGTTCAGGGCAATCACGTTGCGGCCTGAGAGCGTCGGCTCTGACTGGGACAGCGTGCGGATCCCGCCCGTAATCCCGTAGGGAGCATTGGTCGGGCCGGCCACCATGTTGGCCACGATGACACCACCCGGTTTGTTGCAGGTGAGGCCGTCCGGGATCTGGCCTGCCGCACCGTGCATGTCGGGCAGGATCGAGTTTCCGTAGAAGATCGGATAGTGGGAATCCGAAAGAACATGCGAGGTTGATAGCGCGCCCCTGGCTTGTATCATGCACCCGCTGACCGTGTTGTGCGCGTTCGGCGCCTGAGTCGTCCCATGGAGATATATCGGATTGCCCACGACTGAACTCTTGCCCTTCATCTTCAGTCCGATGACCGAAAACGAATCCTTAGCCGCGGGCTGGCCACAACCCATCGTGACTATCCCGTACCAGGCCGTGCCGAACTCTCCGCTCCCCACGCCGTCCATCATTCCCCCAAGAACGGCGCCCGCACAATTCTCCACCAGAAGTCCCTTTGGCGTCTGAAACCCCCAATAGCAGTCCGACAGGAGGCACCATTCGACGTTCTTAAGCCTCACCCCGTACCTGCTGCCGGGGAAACCCGGGAAGACCTGGTTCCCACAGTAGTGGAAGTTGCACCTTTGGAAGAACAGCGTGGCCGAAGGCACGTTGCTCCGGGCGGATTCCTCCCAGCACACTCCGGAGTACGCTCGCGAACCGTAGAAGGTCAGATCGATGAAGGAAGTGCAGGTGTGACCAACGGAGTAGCTCTGCAAACCCACCACGGCCAGTTTGTCATTGTCGCTGTCCGCGAGGTAGTCCCTGACGAGGTAAACGCCCGGGGTGCCTATGTAGGTCAGGTTCGGCTCCAGGGGTAGGTACTTGTAACCGGACCCCACGGGCACCTTGAAGTGGTAGGCCTTTCCCGCGGCGGTCCTCGGAAAGTACACGATCCCGGCGGTGTTGCTGTTCTTGGCTGCGGTGATCGCCGCCAACAACCCGGTCCAGTTGTCGGTCGTGGGGTCCGGACTGCAACCATACGCGGTCACGTCCACAACATCATCCATGACGTTGCAGGCGTTCATGAGCATCTCGCCGCCTATGTCCAGGTCGGCATCGAGATCGGGCGACCAGCAGATTTCCTCTGGAAGAATGCCTACGGCGCCCGGGACCGGCGTTCCACCCGCGTCCAGGCAGTTCAGCTTCGTGGCCAGACTGTAGGGAAAGTCAGTCAGGGCGGGCGTGAGTTCCGCCGTGCCCCCGAAGATCCGATTGAGGAAATCGGCCGTCAGGTACTTCCTGTAGTTCAGGTCTTCCAGAACCTGCGGATCAATCTTCCAGGCCATGTCTACTCCAGCACGATGTTGAAGTTGCCGAACTCGACGGTTCCCGATCCAGTGTTCCTAAAGCAGTTGTCCGGATGGTACTTGTCGGCGATGACCGGGGAGTCGGGGCCGTTGTTCGGGCACAGGCTGTTGCAGGCCACCATGTTCTCCTTGCCTCCGTTGATCTCCAAACCGTAGGTCTGGTGGGAGACTGCCAACTCATCGTTGTTCAGGGTGCACGCGGTGATCTTGCAGCTTGAGCAGCCATCCATCAGCATCCCGGCCAGTCGGTTGGCGTTGTTGGCTCCATAGCAGTTAGCCACGGCTCTGGACCCCACGGCACTCACCGCGTTGCAGGAGCCCAATTTTATCCCCGACTTCCCGTTCTGGTGGGCGTTGGCCAGGATCGTCCCCCGGGTGCAGGCGTGCAGGTAGAGGCCATTCCCGAGGCAGGTCACGGCTGAGCATCCGTTGATCTGAAAATCGTGACTGTCCGTAAGGTAGAACCCGTCTTCGATACACTGGTCGGCCTTGCATCCCACCATGTCCAGACCCTCAACGTCGGCCGTCGCGTAACCGTACTGACAGTGTATGGCCCGGCAGTGTTCTACCGAAAGGTTCGTGGCCCCGGCAACGTCCAGGAGACAGTACAGGTCCCGGCCAAAGGCCCTCTCGATGTGGGCATTGGTAGTGTTGCTGAGGTTCAGGCCCGTCTGCTTGCGGTCCGTCCCCAGGAACTGGAATCCTGCGACGTAACTGCCAGCCCCACTGAGGACGAACCCATGGGACCTGTCCGTGGAGGAGTACATCTGGACGATAGTCTTCCAGCCCGACCCGATGAGAGAGAGGCCGGAAGGCACGACCACGGCGTCGGAAAGCCTGTAGTACCCCGCCCCGAAGTAAGCCGCTCCGTATCCCTCCGAGGCGATGGCCTTCAGGGCCGTGTAGATGGCCTCGGTCTCATCGATCGTCCCTGAGCCGGCCACGCCTTTGGATCTGACATTGCAGACCCCGGTCATGACATTTTTCGCGCCGATGAGAGAGTGGCCGTTCAGGTCCAGATCGACGCTGAGGATCAACTTGCCGCCCTCGACGTGGAGGTCGTTGACGCTGACCATGTGCATGAACTTTGCTTCGATGGAGGCTAGGACGGCCCTGAGGTCGGAGGCCCTCAGGGCATCGCCGTCTCCCCACTGAACGGGTGATCTCCAACCTATGGGACTGCCTGGCATGGTTGCTTCCTCCGTGGGCGCTGGTACGGTAGGCACCGGCGGCGGTGGTATGGTGATGACTCCGGCCCGGGCCATGGCGAAGGCCGCAGCGACTCCTAGGGTAAAGGCACCGCCCACGAGATCGGCGTGAGCCGCCTGGGCGGTGGCGACCGCCGGGTCGAGGAGGAGGGAATACGGTCCCGGGGAGACGGCCATCTGCGGGGCTGCGGCGACGCACGCGGCCGAGGATAGACTCAAAGAGTAGGCCCCGCCCGAGGGCGTGACCGATGGAGCGGAAGCCGTCGCAACCGCCGGAGACAGTGAGACCGAATAGGGACCGCCCGATGGACTCGCCGTTGGCGCCGCGGCAGTTGCGGAAGCGGAGGAAACCGAAACCGTGCATGGACCCCCGGACGGTGCCACGGTCCCAGCACTCGCCGTGGCCGCAGCGGCGCTCATGTAAACCGTGGTCGGAGCCGGCTGGCTGTAGTACACCAGAATGACTTCGATGTAGGGCGGATAGGCCGCCCCGGAGGAACAGGCCGCGATGTTGATGTTCGTGGTCGCACTGGAGGTAGAGTCGCTCCCGACGGTCCAGGTGTGCGTGTGCGTGCGGCGGGAGTGAATGTCGGACATGGGAGTGTTCACGGACACCATGTCCAGATTGCCCTCACCTACATCGAGAACCGTATGGGCATGCGCGTTCTGCGCATGATAGTGATTCAGGGTGTGCGTATGCGTCAGGGAACCCCCGGACGTGGGCGAAGTATCGGCCGCTCCGTTCGCCGTGAGAATCATATCCTGGGTCGCGTTGCGACGGGCCCAGCCGCTAGGAATATCGACAGCGGCACCCAACCAGAGTCCGATGACTCCGGTAGGGGTGCTGGACCCGCCGGTGTCGTTCTGGATCAGGAGGAATTTCTCCCACTTGGGCAGGGCGTCGGTAGCGCTGGTGGCATCCGAGTTCGCCACGTTCGTTGCCGTCGCATCCAATACGCTGACCTCATGGGCGTGACCATCCTGCGTGTGCAGGCCATCCGTGGTCGTATCCAGCAGATGGTCGGGATGAGCAGCGACGGAAGAGGTCCAACTGGCGTGGCCATGACTACCCTGGGTGTGGTTATGGGGGGCGGACTGGGCATGGGTCTGAGTAGCGTCGCCGCCGGTGGCGTTGCCGTCGGCGCCCGTGGCCGCACCCTTCAGTAGGTAGTGATTCTTGGAAACCGCGGTCCAGTTCGTCGGGAGGGCACCGGCGTTAGCCGTCTCCCAGATGGCCCAGCAGAGGCTGGGAATGTCGTTCGTCCCCGCCGACTCGATCCAGATGACGTTCAGGTAGGAGGGCGCGTTGTTGGCAGCCGACAGGGTCACGGCCTCGGTGGTGTTCGTAGGCAAACTGGTGACCTGGCTGGATGGGGCAGAGCCGTGAAGGTGGGCGGTGCCGCAGAACCAGTAACCCTTGGTGCTGGCCGAGGCGTCGTGGTTCCTCCCCTGCCCGTCTCCCGCAGCCGAGGTTGGGTGAGTATGCTGCTGGACCATATGGGTGTGGTTCGCCGGATTGGCATGAGTGTGGGTGGCGGTTCCGCCGGTCCCCCCGCCAGCGGTTCCGGTCGTCGTGTAGACGTATAGACCGTCCATGGCGGTCTTCCTGGACCACCCGGCCAGTCCAGCAACGGCCGCGTGGGTTCCGGGCCAGGGGAAGATGATTCCACTGGGGACGGCCACCGGTCACTTCTCCTTTGGGATCCTGGTCTGAATGGCCATTTTGGTCTTCTCGTCGATCTCTGCGGCCATCTTCTGGTGGATCACGCTGACCTGGCCGAAAAGATACTCCAGCGTCCCGCTCCAGTATTGCGGGTGGACCACGCAGACGCCTTCGTGCACGGCCAGGGCGATGAGTAGAAACTCCCGGGCGTCGGCGATCACCACCTCTCGGTTCTTGATCGCCACTTCCTCTTCGGGACTCGTGGCTGTCAGGACGATCCGCATGGCCTATCCTATGTAGAGAATGCCCGCAGGCGGGGCCGCCCACGCGACCGTATAGTCCCCGCCATTCGGGAAATTGGTGTCTATCAGCCAGTAGGCGATAACGACGTCGTTGGGGTCGTCGTCATCGTAGAGGTAGGCGTAGGAGACCTGAGTGGCGCTTGGACCGAGAGAGGCCCAGACAACATCCTGGCCGTCCACATAGGCCCGATCGCCAGCGGGTGTCGTATCGTACTGCGTCACGGAGGGCGTCCCGAGGGTCTTGATGGAGTAGTTAGCTCCGGTGAAGTTCACCACGTGATGCGCATGAAAAGCCCCATCGATCCCTGGAACGGCACCCGTGCCCAGGCCGACCTTGATGGTGTGGGTCCCGGTGAAAGAGATGAGACCGGAGAGAAAACATACCTTCGCCTCGTTCCTGACGTATCCGTCGCCCTGGGCCATTTATCCTCCTACGGACTGCGCCGGAAGATGAAGTAGGCGTAGTCCCAGCGTTCTGTCGCGGCGGACGCGAGGTGGACGATGACCATTCCGTTGCGCAGTTCCGCAATCGGCGGCACGTCCCAATCCCTGCCCGGATGGGCTAACCTGTAGATCGGCTGTATCAAGACAGAAAACGCCGTGGAATCGAACCCGGCAATAGTCAAGGTGTCGAACGTAGCTAGGGAGTCCAGATAGGCAACCCCAGACCACGGCGTTGAAATCCCCAAAGGAGCGTCAAAAGTCTGCAGGGTGTCGTAGACCCCGAGGCACCTGACCCTGAGGGAGTCTTTATGCGTCTCCTCGGTGCCGATGTCCACGTCCCCCAGAAACTCTCCGGCCCGGTCGAGGGAGGATCGGGTCGTGTCCGTCTCGGCGTGAAAGGCAATGTTTTTGCCGTGGTGGGTCGTCACGGTCTTGGCCGAGACATGAATCCCGAAATTGACGCAACTGTCGGTGACCGCCGGATCATTGCTTTCGCATTTGAGGCCGTAGACGTCGCTGACCCTCGCGCTCCCCAAACGAGCCAGATAGGCGCCGCCGACCTTTCCGGTCGCCCCGTAGTTGACCTTGACCCCGTAGACCTGGGTCCCGCCGGTCTCACCGGACATATTCAGGTCCACGCCGTTGGCCGTCCCCCCAGCGTCCCTGGTGTAGGTCAGGGCCGGACCGACCCAGGGATTCACGCTGATGGCCGTGCCGGTTGTCAGGACGCCACCGGCGATGTCGATGACCCTGGAGGCGGAGGACCCGACGCCTCGATACGCGGAAAAACCGGCCTGACCCGCCGGGACTTCTCCCAGGACCATCTGGTCGCCTCTCAGGAACTCGGCATTGACCGTCGTCGTCGTATCTATCCTGGTTCCGGGAAGGCCATAGAGGGCAACTGCCAAGGAATCCACGCAGTTCTGGCCCGGCTTGGACATGTCGAAGCGGAGGTTCTTGACCACGAGAGTATCAGGGCCGGTCGCGGCTACCAGATAGATGGAGCAGGACACTCGGGACCAGTTAGACAGGGGGCTGAGTCTTGCCGGGTCCGGTGCCCAACTCTTGCTCACGGTGTCGTAGACGGCGTTGGTGCAGAACCCGGTGGTATCGGCTCGCAGCATGGTACCCACGGAGTCCTGGCAGATGCGGACGCCAAGGCAGTTGTCGTCCGTGACCCTGGTCGTGACCGCGTACTCGTCCGTGCGGTATATGGGCAGGTGCCAGACGGCGACCTGCTGGTCGGCCGTGACCGTAGCGCCGAGAGGACTACTCGCCAGGAGTAATAGCAGGGCCGTCGCCAATGCTGATCGTAACACCCTCTTCCTCCTCTCTGGTTGTGGGCAAGGCGATGACCTCGGTCCCCAACTCGGCAGTCTCCTCGTATCCCGTCTCCACAACATAGTGGAGATCCCAACCGATCAGCTCGAACCTGCGACTTGGGACCATCATGGCCAGTTTGATCTCGAAACCTGATCCCTGGAGCGGTATAGACAGTCGGAAGTCGTTTTCCGAACTTTCCCCGAGGTAGATGTAGGACCCGGTTCCGGGATTGCTCAGGTACGATCCGGTGGCTCCGCCGAGAGTCGGGAAAGCGTTCCCGGGGTTCAGAGTAAACTGGATGGACCTCATGGACCGATATCCGGTGGTTTCCACCGCCCTACCGTCGATCTGCCAGTACAGCGTTCCCTTGTCCGCACATCCCGACCTGAATCTGAGGGTCACGCCCCGGAAGTTCTTTCTGACCGAGTGGTCCCCGCAGTTCATCCAGGGGGTGGAGATGCGGAGGTTGTAGAACTCGATCGGGTACATTCCCTTCTGGCGGCCGATGGGGTCCACGATATTCGAATCGAAGGGGTCCCCGGTGTCTATGGGACCGGCCGTGAGCGTGTCCAAGGTCGTCAGTCCCGCCACGAGAAAGGAGGGAATCCCGGCTGTGAACCGTCCTTGGGAACCGCAGATGGCTCTCGCCGGCCAGTCCCAGATGGCCCATCGGCCGGAAGGAAGGTGAAGAACCAGGATCTTCCAGGCGTCGGTCACTGAGGAATCCCTCATCCAGACTGCATCCGCCATCGGCAACCTTACGCAGAGGGCATAGAGTTCGTACTTCGGATGGTAGGCGGCCCAGGCGTCGGCCAAGGCGGACGGATCGAGAATGTCCCAGAGGCGCCGGATGGGGGCCGACAGATAGGTCTTTTCAACATCGCCGTACCTGTTGGTCGTCTGGAGGCTGTGGACGCCCTTGTCGGAGGCCCATACCAGGTCGTTCCCGCAGGTCCTGAGCGTCTGCCGCCCAGCCAGGCCGATCGACTGGCTGACCACGTCGTACTGAAGACCATGGGGATCGGGACTGATCCGGTTAATCGTGGTCTTCGTGAAGGCGTAGACGTTCCCGTAGAACGGATCCGAGAGGCCGACCACCTCTTCCTGCGAACGGTCGGAGAAGGTGAGGGTCCCGGATTCCTCCGGGTCCTCAAAGCTGAAGGCGTTGCCCGGGGCGCTGTACTTGACCACGGTTTCGGCGTTACGGAGGTTGCCCACTAGGACGCGTCCGTTGTAGTAGCAGAGGATGGAGCCTGCGGGCACGTCCGGGCAGCCCCTCGGACCACTGCCATCGACGTAGATCACGGTTCCGCCGTGGCCTCCGGCGATGAAAAGGGTGTTACCGACAAGGCAGTAGTCCGGGATGGACGTTCCGGACGCTTTCACCACATAGGAGAAGTTGCCCCGGTCGGTGAAGAGCAGGTGGATGAGGCCGCCGCCCGATGAGGCCGGGCGGTCCGCCGAGACCACGGTTATCTCGGACCGTCTCGCTGAGAAGTGGCCGGAGAAGATGCCGCGGGGAATGTGTCCCGTAACCCACGTCAGCGGGATGGTCCTGACAAAGCCTCCTCGGATTCTGGTCGTACCGTGTTCCGTGGGGACGCAGTTGAGCATTTCCTGAGCGCAACGGGACGGATCGAGGATGGTCTCCGGACCGGCATCCGTCAGCCCCGGACTCCAGGGAATGGCGGAAAGTTTTAGGAGGCCGGAGGGCATCAGCGGTAGCTTTCGGGTTGGACCGCGACTCTCTCGCTGGTGAGTTCGGTCTGGCCGAGCATCTGGGCCATGATGGCGTCAAAACTCGCCTGGCAGGCGGCTTTCTTCACCTGATCCACCTGCTTGTCCCGATACCACATCTGGAGGACCCGCTCGATGAGGGCGTGCTGGTAGCCTTGCGGGATGAGGGGGACGTCGGTGGCGCCGGTCATTTTCGCGGGGCGCTTGAAGTAGCTCAGCCGGACCGTGGCGTCCTTCTCCGGGAACGGATAGACGTGGAGGTAGGGCGCTGGATAGGTGGTCCCGGAAGGATCGGCCTGGCCCCAGACGGTGCAGACGCTCGGGATCCCCACAGCCAGTCCGGTGGGTGAAAGGTAGAGATCCTCCTGCCTGGTCTGTAGGAATCGGGCCGTGTCTAGGCCTTTGATGAGCCAGGGCGTGGTGATGAAGGACGTCTGGTCGATAGGCCGGTCGAAGTCGGCCGGGAGCTGGTACTGAGGCTGGACGACCGTGGCGATCAACGTGGTGTCATACCCAGTCGGCCAAACGGTCTGGAAAGCTCCGCTGAGGCCGTTCGCCGCGAGAGTCTTGAGGACCATCACGTCTTTGTAGCTTCCGGAATCCGGAATGGCCCAGGCACCCAGGTACGGGGCCGAAGTCGCGGCGGTTGTGGTCACGATGGCTGGGGTGCAGGTGAAAGTTGCCAACGTAGGCGTCACCGTAAAGGTCGTGCTGATCTTCTTGAGGATGTTGATGTTGGCTTCGGCTCTGAGCCAGTCCCAGTCCCCCATTCCAGAGAGTTCGGCATAGGCCAGATTGAGGGCGTCCAGGACGAACTGAGCGTCCGTCGAAAGGCTCCCGAAGGTAACCGGAAACGGCCTCGGGATCCTCTTCAAAATCATCTGCACGAGTTCCAGGGCTGAGTAGCCGGTCTGGGTGGCCATTATAGGATCCTCCCGAACTCTTCGCGGTAGATCGTCCTGGTGACGGATGCCGGGTCGAACGAAGATACGGCATCCTGAGCCCTAGGCTTGTTGAGGATGCGTCTGGTGGCTTCCACGACGTCTTTTTGGACTTCGGCGATGCGGTTGGGAAGATCCGGGCCAGCGGGGGATCCCGCCGGGGCTCCCATCCCCAGGGTGTTGTAGTAGTCGTAGACGGCCATGTCGATCAGGAGTTTCTCGAAATCCGGCGGCAGATCGGGGTAGACCGAGGCGGTGCCATACAGGGTCACGGGCACCTTGATGTATCCGTAGATGAGGCTGTTGTTGGCTACCGGGAACGGATCCACGACGATGTAGCGGAGATGTGTGGCCGCCGCGCCGTGCGTGGGCACGCAGAAGACCGTGGGCTGATCCAGGGTGATGTAGGTGCCTCTCCGGGCGCGGATGTCATGCAGCTCGTTCATGGACACCGGCCGCAGAACGACATGGCGCAGGGTAGAGACGGTGTTCTGGTTACAGACCGCCCAGAGGACCTCCTTCACGTCCGAAGGCAGCACGTACTCGTCCTGCCCGTACTCCCAGGCTTTGTTAGTCACCGTGGCCCGGTAGGGGACGGTCCCCAGGACCGTGGCAGTGGTCCCACTGGCGTAGGTCACCTGGTAGACATCGTCGGAAGAGGCCTCACCGGCCGTTCCGACGCGGAATTTCCCGTTCGTTGAGGTCCCGGAAACGAAACAAGAGGAGCCGGCGGTGACCGTCGGTCCGGTGACATTGTACCCGCCGCCGCTTGCGCCCGTCGCTCCCGGCAGGAGGTTCAGAAATCCTATCCGCCGGAGGAACCACCACGGCTTCATCCCGCAGATTTGAGCATGGCGCTCGTCCAGGAACCTGAGAAGTTGTTGCTGCTCTTGGGTGAGGGCAGAGAGTCCCGTGGGCACCTCCACGTTGATCGACCTCGCCAGGTGTTGGAGGAGTTGAAGACTGGTTGAGGGCATGGGAAATCCTCCTAGTAGGCGAGTCCCTCGTAACGGCCGGTGGCCCCGACGGCTCGGAGACGCAGGGAGTCCAGTTTTCCTGGGTAGATCACGCTGGAGAGGACGCTGTCGGGGTTTGCGCTCACGGCCGTCCATAGGGTATCGCCGACACTGGGGCCGTAGACCATGACCTTGAAGGTGCCTCCGAGCGCCACGACTTGGGTCCAACTTGGCTGGAAGCTGGAGGTGTCGCCGGCCTGCCATCTCCTGAGGTAGAAAGGCACGACCGTCACTACCTCCGAGCTGTCCAGGAACCCCTGGAAGTGGAAGACGACGTCCTGGCCGAAGAGGTCGCTCCGGGGATTGATACGGACGGAGGAGTGGATCTTCGAGTTCGTGAGTTTGCCGTATCTCGTGGGGGTAACTCCCCAGAATCCCCAGGCGATGCCAGCCAGGGCGGCGGAAACAGCTAAGGCAAAGAGAAATCTCCTCATCGTCTGACTCCTGGGTAGAGTGGGCCGTTGCCTCTGATGGTCATGACCTCGATCTTGGCCCTCAGAGTTCCGTTCTGGTGGGTCAGGTCTTGAATGATCTCGCAGGCTTTGGCTTCGCGTTCCCTGGCCCGGCCGAGGTCCTGGAGGATCCTGCTGTTCTCCTCCGTAAGTTGCCTCGTTCTGAGTTCCATGCCGTTGATGACAGACTGAAAGTTCTTGGCGGCCAGGTTCATAGGTTCCAGCCGACCTGAAAGGTCCCGGGCGATGGACCGGGAGGCTTCCAGGTCGGCTCGAAGTTGTCGGTTCTGTTCCAGAAGGGTTTTGAGTTCCTGATCGGTCTTCTGGGCGAGCTTCTGGATCTCGGCCTCGTGCCGGTGGTCCCGTTCTCCTGCTTCCAGAGTGAGGATGCTGGAGTGTTCGGACTGGGATCTGGCGGCGTCCTCTCGGACGTCCAGTTCCTCTTCTCGCCTGGTGACTTCGGTTTCGCGGCGCAGGAGTTCCTGTTCCCTCATCTGGGAGGCGAACTTCTCCGCCGCTTCTGCGGTCAGGAAATCAGTGTCCCTCTGGTCTGGCATTCTACCAAGCCTTGTAGCGGACCTTGTACCGCATCCTGATCGCCAGGAGTTGGGGGCTGAAGGCCGCGGCCGTGCCGATGGTGAACGTCGATCGGTGGATCAGGGATTTGCTGTTCGTGGTAAGTGTCCCTGCGGCCAAAGATCCGGTCATCCTCTTTCTGCTGGCCGACGAGGCGGCGGCGAGGGTATAGGTGGTGGGGTTGGTGACGCCGGTCGCTGCCAGGAGTGCGGTGTCGATCTCGCTGGCCGCGACCGTCGCCTCTACGAGTTGCTGGTAGGTCATGGCCACGGCGACGGTTCCCGCAGTCACCCCAGCGAGGATGGCCACGTCGTAGTCGAAGTAGATCACCTCGCCGAGATCCACGTCCTCCATGTCGGGGATGTAGAGGTCGATCAGATCGGTGGAGGTGATGCACAGTGCGGGCATTCCGGCATAGGTGTAGGACGACTTCCCCGTCGCTCCCATCAGCTTCGGGGTGCCGCCGCCGCCACCGTAGATGAGGTTCCCAGTGTCCTCCGAAGAGATACAGAAATCAGCCGGTCGGAAAACCTTGCAGCCTTGGTGGCTCGGAGTCGTCCAGGTGACGACGTCGTGGGTGGCCCGAGCGGCCACTGCTGTGTGTGCCATTTCTCGGTCCTCCCCTTAATCGTTTCCGCCGATGAATCCACGCCAGCCGTTGTTACCAACGGCCCACATGGCATCGACCTTAGCCTTGATTGACTCGTCATCGAAATCGGTCGTAGCCCGGGATTCGATGGCCTGCCCGACCAGGACGTTCAATTCGTGGTCGTTCGAAAGCACATCCCACTGAGAGGTGCTCAGGTAGTAGTGCCAGGGAACGATCCGCAGATTGTAGTCCCGGTTCAGGACGTTGATGGCGTTGTCCGGGGTGTCCGACCGCTGGATGGAGTTCAGGATCTCGGAGGCCAGGGGCCCGAGGGTTGGATGGACCACCAAGCGGGTGGCCGTCCGCATCTCCGGGAATCCCCGGTCGTCCGGGGTCATGTCCATCATGACCATGGCGTCCACGAGGGTGTCATGGTCGAGGGTCGCGTCGATCTTGTTGTCGTAGGTGACGGCTCCGCCGATCTGGTTGTCGTAGAGCGGGTGGCTGTCCGAGGCCAGAGCGGCGGCATCCGGGCAGACGTAGGCGGCGGCGGTGGAGAACTTGTTGATGAGTTGGTCGGCGCAGTAGAACTCCATGGTGGCTTTCGCCGCCTTGACGAGTTGGACACCGCGCTGGGCACCGAGGTCATCCATCTCCCACTTGATGAACGGCTTGGAGAACTGCATCCCGGTTCCGTACCAGACCTGGGTGTAGGTCTTCGGGAATCGGTTGATGAGGTCCTGGTAGGGCCAGGTGGGAGGGATGTCGGTTTCGATCTTCTGCATTAGGCCGATACCGGCGATGGACCGGCGTTCGACGATGTAGCGATCGGTATTTTCGACGTTGAAGATTGAGCGCCAGATTTCGGGAATCCGGCGGCCCGCATCGACCATGACCGTCTGTAGGGCGGCGGTCCGAGAGGCGATGAAGGCAGGCCAGTTAGAGACTACCATTGCCATCTCAGATCACCTCCTTAAGCGACATGCTGGACGCCGATGACGGCGGCAGCGAGGAAATGGCCGATGAGGATCGGATAATCCGAAGCCGACAGGAGCGCAGCATCGTTACCCGGAACGTTGGAACCTCCATCCACCTGGAACATGCCATTCGTCGTAGTGTGGGTGAGGGACGCCTTGGAACGGAGGGCCGTCGTGTCCGCTGCGGTGGACAGGGTGAGTCCATACGACTCCCCTACATCTCCTGGGATGGCCCAGGTGGTTCCCACGACGTTGGACTGCACGGCGAACTGCTGTCCGCCAGCGGCCTCGGAAACGAGGATCCAGCCTCCACTGTTGGCGGCCTTGTACTCCTCCGCAACCCCGTAAATGTTGATCTGGCTCCCGGGCGTGTCGGTGACGCAAGCGTCGCCCCCGGACCCGGCCTCATAGACGGGTTGGCCGGGGTAGATGGCGGCGTTCGCAGCCGCGAGTCTGACTCGTCGGTACCTGAGATTCTTGCCCCCCAGCGCCCGAAGGCCAAAGGGGGCGGCGGCAATAGCCATGTATAACTCCTTCCCCGCCTTCTATCGCGTCAGTGGCGGGGCCTTGACTATTTTACTGCGGATCACCTGTCCGCCTTGGACCGCTTGGATGGTCCCCGAAGCCCCCTGGGGGATCTCCCCCTTGATGGTTTCCAGGATCTCCGTCCGGGCCTTGATCTCCGCCTCCCGGACCTTTTTCGGAAGCCAGATCAGCCAGTGCAGCTTGCACCGGATTCTCGGTTCCCGATCGTCGATCTGGGCGATGGCCGAGAGTTGGGTTCCGTACTTCGCCTGGTCTTCCCGGTACATCTGGGGAGTGTAGATTTCCCAATGGTAGTAGTTGCCCAGGGCGCGGTCGTAGGTGACTTGACTGACCCATTTGAGCGACTTATCGGCCGGCGGGTTCTTGATGGCCCAGGCGTTGGCGCTCATCTGGTAGGTCTGGATCACCTCTTCGGCAGGTGTGTCTTTCTTTTCTTCGATCTTCTCGGCCATCATGCACCCCTCGGGAGTTTCGCGGCCTGCTCTTGCAGGTTGCGCTTGAAGTCGGCCCGGGTGACGGGATCGTTCAGGTCCAGGGCCCATCTTTCGGCCAGTTTGATCTGGCCTGGGGTGAGGGCCAGGTCCTCGGTCTCTTCGCGTCTTCCCGGAGTGGGTTTTTCGAACCGGCTGGCGGTTTCGACGCGGCGGTCCCGGGCCTTGGCTTCATTCCGTTCCTTGGCTACGCGGGGGTCGGCGGCGGCTTCCGCGGCGGCTCGATACTCGATGTCGTCGCCGGTGTATCCTCCTTGGACCAACTCCGCCAGCTTGGTCAGGTGCATGTGGGAGAAAAGTCCGTCCTCCAGGGCTTCCGGGAACTCCTGGATCAGGCGCAGTTGGAACTTTTCCCGTTCCGGGGAGACAGCCGGCGGAGGTAGCGGTGCCGGTGCCTTTCCTTCCAGCGCGTCCTTGGTCCGGTCCTGGAGTTTCTGTAGGGAAGCCGCGTCCGGTGCCGGTAGGCCCGGCTCTTCAGGCTTGGGCGTTTCCGGTTCCGACGGCGTCACCACAGGCAGGATCCCTCCGGTATCGTCTGCGTCCGCCATGGGATCGGCTAGCGGATCGGGTTTGAGGATATTCTCGTCCATCATTCCTCCATAGCCCGGAGGATGTTTTCCAGGCTGAGGGTTTGGTCTTGATCGGCGTTGCTTCGGGCCAAATCGTTCAGCAGGTCGCCGATTCCCAAAAACTCACGCAGGACTTTGACTCGGGCTCGGTCGAGGATCACGTTTCTCTCATCCTGATCCTCCGAAGTGAGTCGGTTGATTACCTGGGTGAGCAAGAATCTATGTACATCTCGCAGGACCTGCCACCCTTCGGTGGCCATGGTCTGGGAGAGAGCGGCCAACTGTCCGGGGGTGAGTTGGTCCAGGGTTCCCGGGAGCTGGCAGGCGCAGAAAGGACAAGGCGCGGTCATGGGGCCTCCTGGGGCATTTGTTGGGCCTCCAGGAGGGCCTGGGGCTGCTGCTGGAGTGAGTTGGCCATGGGTAGAGCGCCACCGGCTAAGCCGTAATCTGGCGTGATTTCCGCGCCCTGTGGGATGCCCATGGCCTTTTGCTGGGCCAGTCTCTGGGCTTCGCCCATCAGCCTTTGGGTATGATCGATGTGCTGGAGCAGAAGTCTCGTGGTATTCGGTTCCTCCGCGGCCATGCCCAGGAAGTTCTGATGCGCGTTCAGATGGAATTCATAGTCCTCGCCGGGATGGGGTTCAAAGGCGATGCCGTGGACGAACAGCAGATTTTCCCGGTCCGGCCCGATCTGGGGATGTCTCGTCTCCTCCGGTTCGGGTCCCACCAGCTGGATCCAATCCTTCTTCTCCTGGCTCTTGAGGAGGTCGCGGACCAGGGCGTACTGCCTGGCCTCGGATTGGAAGAGCGGATGGCCGGCGAGCATCTGGAATCTCAGGGCGGCGTAGGATCTCTGGATTTCCTTATTGGTCAGCAGCGATGAGGTGCGGACGCGGAAGTCGTATCCGGCGCGGAGGTCCTCGCGGGTGATTCTCTTCAGCGCGTTGGACCCCGTGACCCTGAACTCCTTGTAGGCGGTCATGTTCGCGCCGTAGTATTCCGTGAACAGTCTTCCGGTCGCCTCGATAGCTTCTCCGTAGTTCCTCAAGAACTTGTCCCAGATTTCGCGGTTTTGCTGGACGAGCATGGCCATACCGCCTGCGGTGCGGTTGCCTCCCGATCCCCGGCCCATGGCCACGTCGCCGGTGGGGATCGACCGCTCGTAGAGATCCATGAGAAACTGCACGGTCATGAAGTCGGAGGCCGAACTGGAGGGCCAGGCCGGGAACCTCACCGAGGCGGGATCGTCCACCGGAATCCCTTGCCCTGGGGAAATGCGCAGCTTTCCGGGTGCGAGGGAGGACCCGGCGCGGTAGAGGAAGAACGGGGTGTTCCGGATCTGGTTGGCATCGACGATCTGGTTATGGAGGGCGTTCATCTCGGCCTGGACGGCCCTGATGTATTCCGGCACGCCGATGGCTGACGGAATGTCGTCGATGAAAATGAAGTCGGAGAAGACGATCGGCCTTTTGGAGTATTTCGACGGGCAGAGCTGTTCGAGGTACTCGGCCCGCAGTAAATGCTTCTTCGAATCCGCGGTATACAGGACGGAGAAGACGCATTCTTCCTGGTTGCCGTCGCCATCGGCGTCGTATCTGGCGAAGCACTTCTGTACGAGGAACCTGTTCCTGCGTCTGGCCGAGGTGGCCATGACGCTGGAGTAGGTTTCCTGAAACGACCTGGTGGGAGAGGCAAGTTCCGACTCGTCGGCGGTCTGGCGTTTCGCGTACTGTTCCCTCAACTCCGTCAGGACAGAGGGTTCCAATTTGTAATACTTCTGGGCAACCTGGTTTTCCAGTTGTGAAAGTGAAACCCAGAGATTGTAGAAGTGGCATTCCGCGTCATCGGGGGTCTGGCCGTCGGCGCTGGCCAGGAGATCCTCGGGTGCGGGGATTTCGAGGGTGGGGCAGTCGCGGGTAACGACGGTCTGTTCGACTTCGAACTCCAGTTCATCTTCCGCCGGATCCACCCGGTCTTCATCATCCAGGATGGTGATTTTGGCTTTCCGGGCGCGGCCGTGATCCACGTAATCGACCAGGGCTTCGCCGCCGGAGACATGGATGGCTCTTTCCTTTCCTTGGAAGAAGTATTGGGCGACCTTGCGGACATCGCGGGACCGGCCGATCTCGGAGAGGGTTACGGGCCAGCATTCCCTGGTCCGGTTCTGTTCCCGGCGCCAGAGGACGACCATGGGGCAGCGGCCGTACATGACCGTCTTGTGGGAAGCACGGCGGTAGGCTTGGTGGGCGTTGATCTCGGAAAAGCAGGCCCAGTTCAGAAAGTCCTGGGTGTTCTCGGCCGAGGCGACATCCGTCCCCTCCTGGGGGAGGACGCTGAAGAGGCCGTCCGGCTGGTCGATCACACCGAGGAGCGCGCTGTCCGTCCGCTCCACGGCCATGGGGGTGAGGGGCAGGAAGAGGTTGGAACACCCTTCCCAGGGACTGGTTTTCGGACTGACGATCCCGCGGTAAGCCCTGGCCCAGCGGGGCAGGTTATTCATCCAGGACTGCCAGTCCGATTTCGTTTCCAGATACAGGTCCTCGATCCAGCGTAGGAGTTCCTCTTCGCGTTCTTTGGAGAACTTTATGGCTCTGGGCATGGTCAGTACCCGCAGTGGGTGCCGTCGAGGGCGTAGTCGGCGACCTGGTCTTCGTCGGGGGATTCTCTGATGAACTCCCGGCCGGCGGACTGGCGTAGGCGATCGACGTTCGGCCCCCAGGTGGCCAGGTACCGCAAGCAGGCGACCATGTCGTCGGGATAGGTCGGCCTGCGGGTCTGGGAGATGTCGGCGCCGCGGGAAGGCCAGGAGAGGAAGTGGCACTGGTTGATTGTCTGCTCGCAGTGGCGCATGACCTGCAAAAACGGCCTTTCGTTGGCTTGCAGGGAAAACCAGCCGTTGACCAGATTCATCCCCTTATCGATGCCGATTCCGGGCGCGGCTTCGGCCTGAATGCCGTAGCGGGCGAACTCGTCCTGGTAGGTCCTTTCGGTGGCCACCAGGAATTTGCGGGCTGCTCGGGGGTCCATGAGGCGGCGATGCGGAGGGCCGCCCGACATCGTCTCCAGGGCGCGGATCGTGGCTGCGGTTCTCTCCACGGACCCCCGACTGCGTTCGTCCATGACCTCGTCGTAGATCACGGATCTTGAGCCTTTCGGATCGCAGGCCCACCAGAGGATGGCTGCGGGCCGCCTTTCGTGGGGGTCGATCACGGAAACCCGATACCAGTCTCGGGGGACGGGGAAATCCTCGACCACCCAGGGTTCTCGGGAATCGAAGTGCGGCAGGCAGCGGCCTCTGGAGGAGCCTCGGGATCCCATGAGCATGATTTCGCGTTCGGCCGGGCTGAGAACGGCTTTCAAGTTCTCGAAGACGGCGTCGTCGAGGACACCACCGCGGCTTTTGAGATTATCCTGCGTCTCAATTCGAAAAACATCCACTTTGCGGCCATCGGCCCGGTCAAAAACGTCGGGGAAGAGGTAGGGTTCAACCACCGGGGTCATGGTGAACCATTCGGGGCCGGAATGCCTCATCAACCCTCGCATGCAGGCCAGCCGGACGGGCCGTGGCGGAGCTTCGTCGTGATGGACCCAGTGTCCGGTGCCGGAATGGAACTTCATCGGTTCCTGATCGTGACTCATGAACCAGGTCTCGGACCCCCAGCGGGTTATGAGATGAGTCGGGTATCCCTGGGCGTTCTTCTCCAGGTCGTAGAAGCCCTTTGGGGCCATTTCCAGGAATTTCGGCAGAACGGCCTGCATGAGGCCGCTGGGGAAGTCGGTGCAGGTGACCCGGCCTATGTTGGGCACGGTGATCGGCTTGCCATCGACGCGGCGGACCAGGAAATCGGGGTCGTCTGGACTCATCCAGGGGTGGAATCCGATCATGGCGGACCAGTCTTTCGCGCACCCCCAGGTCGTCTTCCCCGCCTGCCAGCCTCCGGAGAGCATGATGATTCCGGCGTGGCTGCGGAAGGCGGTGTCCTGCTTGGGGGTAGGCCGGAAGGCGAAGATCCCCCAGGTCTCTTTCAGCCGCCCATAAAGCTCTAGGAGGTCACTCATCGACTCCGACCTCCCGGGCCCGATACTGGTTCTCCAGATCGTCTATCTCGGACTGAGGGATGGAAGCCTTTGCCCTACAGAATTTCAGGAACATCCCTATGACGTCCTCATCAGCCAGCTTGCCCTTCCTGGCCTCTTCCTTGTCCAGTTCCAAAGCTTCGCGCTTGATCTGAACCTCTTCTAACCTCACCCCAATCTTAAGCATGTCCCGGTAGATATTCCCCGCCCACTCGGCCATCCGTGGTCCAGGCCGCCAGTCCGGACCCTCCTCGTCCGGGTTCGGCATCATCCGATCCACTACCGCCCACGCCCTGCGAACCAGGGTGGCCATCCGGTCCCGAGTCTCGGCATCCAAAATGGGCTCGGAACGCTGATACGCCGATACCGCCCGATCCACGGGCTTCATGAGTCCCCGCGCCACAAACCCTCCTACCATCTCACAATTTCAACTGAGATCAGGTGATGCAAGCCCCAGGAGTACATAGGACTAGATACGGAGCCTGGGCTGTCCGGACAGGAACAGGTGCAGACCCGGTTGAGCTGGCCCCAGGGGTTTTGGGGGTTTCTAGGGTTTTTTCTACCGTACCCCACACGGAAAAGTTGGAAGAGGAGGGTCCGGGACTCTCGGAGCCTGCAACTCCGGCACATGCCTCCGGCTGAGGCGATCCGGCCCGGAGAGTGCGAACAGAAAAGAGACGGGCGACTGCTGAACTGCCTCGCGAAAGCCGCCAGCAGTCGCCCTAGGATCCACGGTCAAAGGTAGGTTCGTGGGGCACGGAAGGTTCCCAGACCGGGGTTTACACTCGGGACTGCGGGGTCCGATCCCCCGGCGCTCCAGTCGCCTAACGAGCCAAAGCCTACCACAACCTGGCAGGTCTTGAGAAGAGGGACTTCCGGAGAGTATCACGAATCCACTTCGACAGGGTCTTGCCCGCTCGTTTCGCGGCTCCTCGAAAGGCCATACGGTCCTCTTCCGTAACCCTAATTGGGACAATAAGTTTCTTCCTGGACTGATCTGCCAGTCGCGGGCGCCCCCTGGGTTTCTTCTTCTTCATGAGGATAAACAATGCAGACCGCGCCAGTGTGTGCTAGAATCTAACCGAAGGAGGACGGATTATGGAGACCAAAGTCGGTAAGCCAGTAACCGGTCAAGACTACCAACGACTCCCAAACGGTCCTGCGCCGCGTCGCCTACTACCAGTCCAAAACGAGTTAATCCAGAATGGTGAGGCCGTTCCGCAGATTTGTGACTGCCACGGATATGTACAGAAACGCCTGATCGCACTTCGGGAGCCAAAGCTTGGTACTGTCCTAATTCGCCGTGCCCAACGATTTGTGAGACGATAATCTCAATTGTGGATTTCCTGAAACAAGATGAAGTCTAGGTTGTATTGTCACGACACATTTGGTAGAGTTAGGTTTCGTGGACCTGCGAGAGGCAAAGAAGAGGATTCGAGAGGCAATCGAATCTGACGAGCCGCTCACTTATAGCCCGCACGGATGTGAAAAGGCAGATGCGCGCGAGGTTCTGCATTCGGATGTACGCCGCATCCTGAAAACCGGGTATTACCCGGAACCACCCGTCAGCAGCGGGTTGAGCGGCTGGTGGGATCTCACAGCCCACGGGGTTGACTGCGACAATAGACGTGTGGCGGTTGTGGTGGCTGTCCACGAGGAGCGTAACCGCCCAATCAGGATCCGCACTATTGTCGTAAAAACCTAGGGGAGACAACTGGAGGCATAGGTCATGGCTTGTCCGATTTGCGGAGATCAAAAGGCTCGCGAAGTCCAAGAGCCATACAAGTATGAAGGTTGTGGCCTGGACTACGTCTATCTCATCGGAATCCTGCAGACGGAATGTCCGAACTGTGGACTGACAGTAACTATTCCGAGGGAACATCAACTTCTCAATCTTATCGGCTTCGAGCTGGTGCGGCGCGAGGAGCGCCTTGGCCCGCGAGAGATTAGATTCCTGCGTAGTATGGCCGGTTGGACGCAACAAGAACTTGCGGGTACGCTACGCGTGGAGAGAGGCACAGTAACGAATTGGGAGTGCCTTAGTGACCCAACCTCGCCCGAGAAACATACAGAAGCACTATTTCGGTTGGTCTGGGCACACGAGATGGCCAAGCGGTTTTGCGAAGAATGCGGAGAGCAAATGCCCGACCAACTCAGGAGAGTCACAGATGATCTTCTCGACACCATCTCCAAGCTCATAGACGCCATCCAAATCCAGGCAAAGTCGTCGATCAAGATTGATGTCGAATCCATGCAGGTCCTTCAGGCCGCATGCGACACCTAAATCCCAGTCAGATCAGCGAAGCCCCGCATTCATTTATCGGTTGGGAAGTCGGGGAAATGCAAGAGACTATCCCCTATCAAACTGCCTTCATTGACATACGGCCGCTGACCACGGACGAAGAAGCCTATGCGGATACATTAGTAGCGACCCACCGTGCGTAACTGTGGTAAGCGTAACCCGGTAACACCCCTATATCACCCTCCCCAAAATGCCAGCCCGTATAAGAACGAGAAAGAGTCGCAAAAGGAAGAAAGATCAAACGATACTCTCTCGAAGGGAAGCATTCTTTGTAAGATAGGGGGCGGCGGCTTCGGCCCCCCCCGGGGGGGCTTTGGCTTTTGCCTGGATGGGCCTCTTGTTCGGTGGGGCTGGTTTCGGCCTTGGTGATTGTTTGGGCGATACCTCTGTGGCTTCACAGGGACGCGCAGGGCGAACGATCTGGGGTTGGGCTATGCTGGAATACCCATTCGTGGAGATCGAGGCTTCTGGGGGCATCTGGCAGCGTTTGCCTAGCCGGGACTCTCGGAGCCTGCAACTCCGGCACATGCCGCAGTTCCCTTACAGGGAAACTGCGTGCATGCCGTAGTTCCAGACCATGGCTAGGTGCTTGCCGCAGTTCTCCTGGTGCCGCCGACATAACCCCTGGCTAGTCGTCGTGCTACGCCATCTCCGGCATGTCTCCGGCATGGACTCCTGCTCGCCGGAGTTGGTAACACTGCCCCATAGGAACTCAGAAGAAGAGAACTACTTACAAAAGGACACCTAGAAGAAGAGAACTACTTGCATATCCTAGTAACAACCCTAGAACATAAGAAAAAGAAGACCTATTTCTCTC